AAATTCGGAAGCGTATTTCAATTTCGATACCTTTAATATAGACTTTATAGATATGGAAGAACTATTTTTAACAGAAGAAATGTATAACGAATTAACAGAAGAAATGGAGTTAGTAAAATGAATTACATAAAAGAAAATAGAAAGGAACTACACTTAACACAGTGTGAGCTAGTAAGTTTAGTCAATTACAATCTAAGTGAATTAAATAGCTTGTATAGACTTTCTCAAAGTAGACTATCTTTTTTAGAAAGACTTAACACAGATGAATTGTTAACCAAACTAAATGTATTAGAATACAAACAACTTAAAACAATCTTTAATCAATTACGGGGGATATAATGAATAATAAAGAATTAAAACAGACAATACTCAAAGACAGACTCAACAACAAAAACAGTTGGTATACTAGAAACCTAATAACGGTAAACGGTAAACGGGTATCTTATAAAGGTTACGATACGTGGCTACAACGTTTCACGGTCGACGGTATTGAGTACGGTTTCCCTATGGAATTAAAGCCTACAAAGTTTAAAGAACTTGTATGTAATACGGTGGATAAAATAATACCTAATCTATCTCAATAGACTCTAAAAACTGTCCAACCTTTACAGCCCTGTTATTAATTTAATAGGGCTATTTTTTTGCCCTTTATTTTGTAGGGTTTAAACATATTATATACTATCGATATAAAGCCTATATTTTAGCTCTAAAGGCTTTAAACTGTTTTACCCTTGTATTGATACGCTTTAATCAAAGATAGGACGTTACAAGGCAGATATAAGGCTCACTCTCAAAAATAAGACAGTAGAGAAAAAAAATATTTTATTCGATAGGGGTACTGTGTTAAATTAGGTGAAATGGGGTAGGGAATACCATCCCTCCCGCAAAAACTAAATTTTCACCAAACCCTGTCAATGTTGAATTTCTACGTAGGATACTTGCTTTTTGAGAAATTTCTACGTAAGGTGTGTAAACTACAATAAATTTCTACGTAATGACGTGGCACAAGAAGTCGAAGATTGAGTCAAAAGAGGAGCTAATAGAGGAGATTAAGGTGGTGATTGAGTGCTTGCATGGAATCCCATCAATGTCTGATAAGCTGCCTAATTATATATATAACCGCATAGAATCCATTATAGAGTATGTCAAAGAAAAAGGCTGGGACTAACGAGTTTAGCCCTGAAGAGAAGGTGGCTATTCTGAGGGAAATTGAGGTAATGGGCAACGTGTCCAAAGTGGCTGAGAAATGGGGGGTGTCTAGACAGTCCATATATAACTGGCAAGCTCAGAGAAGAAACCTTGATGAGGAGATAATGATAAGGGAGCAAGCTAAGGACGTTGTGGCACGCTCAAAATTCGACCCAGAGCTCCTAAAAGACCTTGAGCAGTACCGTAACACTCTTCAGTTCATTGGGACGCTAGAGGAGCGAAAAGAGAAGATGTCGGCTAAAGTAGAGTTCATGCTCATTAAGATTACGACTCTATTAGAGAATCATCCTGACCTAGATGAGATTCACCCGAAGGACTTGAGTAAGATAATGAAAGACCTTCATGACGTGCGTAAAGAACTGAGTAATGAACCGACCATTATTATTGAGTATAAGAACAAGCTGAGGGAGCAGACCCTTCAGGTGCTTCAGGACTTCTTGGACTTAGACCAGCTAAAAGAGTTTGCTAGTAGGATGGAAGCAATCGAAGCGGACTACGAGGTATTATGAAAAAGTTAGTACCGATGTGTATTGTCGTATTGACCGAGTTTATAGGGTGCTTTATCTTGTGCGCATCCTGTAACTCCTTAATGACAGACCCATCGACAATCTGCAACTTAATCTGTTCTTAATGAAGATGAAGTTATTACGCCTACGTCAGGTATGGATGTACTCTGACAATCAACCAACGGAGATTATCCTTGCGATGGCTAATATCTTTCTGGTTCCTTTTGCGTTGAGTATGGAGGTGGGAACAGGACTGTTTCTTTCTTTGATACCTGCTGTGTCGGGTATCCATCAAATAATTTGCGTGGCTTCTGACGAGATAAATTGTAGAGTGCGAGCCTCTATGATTTGTTTGGGTGTATACCTAGCGTCAGCCGTTATGTATCTAATCACCATAGGCTTCCCTAGTCCAACACACTATGGGTGGCTTCTATTTATAATCGCAGCTTTCGGTAGTATGTCCAGATTATCGAGAGAAAAAATATATAAAAACAGTAATGGATAACATCACGCAAATTGTTATTACGCTCGCAACCGTACTGGGCTCCGCTGGGGTCTGGAAGTTCTTTGAAGCTAGGCTTAAAATTAGAGCCGAGCAGAAACAGAACGAAGCCAATAATAGCGACACTATTCAGTACAGGGACGACCTGAAGAATAGGGTTCGTAACCTTGAGAACTTATTGGAGGAATCATCCGATGAAAAGGATGAGTTGCGAAATCAAATATTAAAGCTGACAGAGGAAGTATCTGCGTTACGGATTAAAGTTGAATTCTTAGAGAAGGAGAATGAAAGACTCAAGCTCAAATAACTTTAAGTGCGTCAGCCAACTGGCTGGTCACAAGCGTTGCCGTAAACAGTGCCGCCTTTGTAGGGAGCATTACGGTGGCGAAGCCAAAACAAAATAATTGGTCTAATCTATTAGTCAACATAGTAGGACACGAGCCACCCCCTGACTCGCTAGACCTGCGTAATTCTTTTATCGAAAACTGTCTGGCTGACCAAGACGGTTTTAAGGTTACCCAAGCTGAGATTCATCACACGATGCAGAAGGGTATTTATGACTGGGAGCAGCAAGCCCTATCCAAAAACGCTCGCCTTAATGGCTTAATTAGAGCGCCCTATAACACGGGTAAGTCCCAACAAGTTCCCATTGGCTTGTCAGCGTACATGACTACTCGTAAACACGAGCTGGAAACGTTGATTGTATCTGCGGATGGTGGTATCTCAACCAAGAGAATACTGTCCCTAAGAGCCTTGTTCATGAGCGATATGTATAGATACTGGTGCAGAGAACACAACTTTAACCCCGTTGAGTTTGATAGAACGGATACAGGCTCTACGCAGCGTATCATCGTTAAGAGTCGTAACCGCACAGGTAATCCAACGTATGAGGCGTATGCCGTCCTCACGCAAACGACAGGTCAACGTGCTGGTGTACTCATTCTTGATGACGTGTGTAATGACGAGGACAGAATATCTACTGCTCGTAGAGAAACCGTATGGAACAAAGTATCGAACACATGGATTAAGCGTGTACACGATAAAGGTATTGTTTTAAGCGTGTGTACACCATACCATCCTAATGACGCTAACAGCCGTCTGATGAAATCGGGCATTTTTAACGTGCTACAAATATCGGTAAAAGAAGATAAGACTGGTTACAAGGTCGAGGAGTGGAACAATTTTGGAGACTAAAGTATGCACCAAGTGTCATATTGAAAAGCCTATCTCTGATTATCACAGGGATAATGGTCTTATAGGTGGCAGAAAAAACCAATGCAAAAAGTGTAGAAACAAATCTAGGTTAGACTTTGAGTGGAAAAAAAATACCAGACACAAGTATAGAGGGTGTGTTTATTGTGTTGAGTGTGAGGGTTTCTATAAGTTTGGCAAAACATCTAAATCCATGAAGAATAGAGCGTCTAGTATGCAGACAGGTAATCCATTTGAAATTAAAATATTATGGGTTAAACGCACTAATGACGCTAACAAATACGAGCGTATGCTTCACCAGCAACTAAAAGATAATCATGTAAGGGGTGAGTGGTACGCCATTCCGAGAGTCTTAGCCTTAGAACTTAAACACATAGTAACGCACGATGAAGAAAGCTAAAGTAATAATGTACGCTCGTTTTGGGGTGAACGTAGAACAAGATGAGATAGACTACATAAAAACAAAGATGGAAGAGTTCTTAGAGATGATAGAAGCTGAACTTGTTGGTCAGAAGTGGGAGATACTAGCAAAGAATCAAAACTCTAAGGCGATACACGAAATTATAAAACAATGCAGTAAGAATGAATGGGCTATCCTGACATACGACCTTAAAACACTACACCAGCACCATTCAGGTGCGATGTCCTTAATAGCAGAGGGTGACGATGTCGGTGTGCCCGTTTATTTCATTGAGGGTGGAGCTGTCATGCAAACTTTATTTAGCAGGATATGAGAGAACCAGATAAGGTCTGGGACATTCCCCTATGGGAAACCAATCACAGTAAACAACGGCTACTCCAAGAGGAAGCGATGGATTTTCTGTCGTATAAGTTGGGGTACGAAATGAGCGAGGAAACAGATGACCCTACTAGAAAGGCTTACAAACATTTTGATGGGTACAATCACTACCCTGATGGAAATCTTACTGCGAACGATTATGACCCTAACAATGCTGTGTGGCTTTGTGCTGATTTCAACAGGTCTCCTCATTGCTGGGCTCTTCTCCAAGTTAAAAGAGCTCGTAATGGTCTTAAGCAGTATGTTATTTTCGATGAAATCTTTTCGAAAGAAGCTCTAACTACCGAGCAAGCCCTAAAAGCAGTAGAATTACTGAATAAATGGGGTATTTCGAAGGTTTTATTGGCTGGAGACAACACGTCCAACCAAAAAAGTGGTAATTATGGTCGTGTAGGCAAAAATGACTGGGATTACGTGCGAGAAGTGTTCGATGAACACGACATTTCGTATAAAAACGAGCTAGACATCCAAAATCCTAAGCGAAAAGTGCGAGTGGACAAGGTAAACAACGTAATTTACGCTGGAACCAATGGAGAAAGGCGTTTGTTAGTCAATACTCGCTGCGAACACGTCATAAAGGACTATATGTACTCCATAGTTGATGACAAAGGACTAAAAATAGACAATGGAGACAGGGGACATATGTCGGATGCAACAGATTATGCCATTTGGCGTAATGAGAGAGGCTCCGCCTCCCCTATGTACGTGTTACGCTAACTTCTTTTTATAGCTTTAGCACGACTACCCATTCCTACCCGTCTTTTTTCACGTACTGCCTTCTTGCCCTCACCACGTTTACGTAGTTCTTGCCACGTTACTGGGGTCTTAGAGGAAACCTTAACGGTGGGTCGACACTTCTTAACGCCTTTAAACTTAGCAGAGCCACACGCCTGTCCGTCTTGGGTCTTCCACTTTTCTTTCATCCATCGGGCTACCCCTGTTGTACCAGACTTGGCTCCTTTATAGGTTCCACCCCTTTTCTTGTATTCCTTTACTATCCACGCAGAAGCATACGCACTAGGGAATATCTTGAACTTACGTTTAGCCTCAGACTTAACTCGGCTGTATAGGGCTGGTTTTGCTGGAGTATTTGCCATAATTCCGTCAAACTTATGGCTGAATTACGATAAAATTCAATACCTTACTTTAGTATTGAATCTTTATGGAATATACGTATATTTTTGACACCATGAGTAGCAAAAAAGACCCAAAACTTACAAGGTACGGAGTAAGTGGCTATAA